CATCAATATGCGAGATATTTATGCCATCAACTCAAGACTTTATTCCAAAGGTAAAAGGAGTTGTAAATAATGACAATAATAGTATTTTTGCACCACCGATAGAAGAGATGTCTCCACTTTTAGAGTTTGATGTTGTAAAGAACATTATGGGCAGTAATATTTCTAAGAAGTCTGAGATAATTTCAAGGACTCTGCTATAATATAAATGAAATCTTCTTGACCAGCTGTCAAGGATAACTTACTTATTTCTTCAATAAGTTTTATATAAGATATTTTATATTTTTCGGAAGCCTTTACAATATGTTTTTCAAATCCTCCAAATAATTTATATTTTGATGTTAGTATGTTAATTGGTTTACATAGTGGAACTGGAAATTTAAAGTTGTCGCAGTATTCCAAAATCTTATTTTTATCAATAGAATTAGATTCGTACAAAAATGTCATAATTTCTAACGGAGTATTTCCTGCACCGGCGCCAAATCCACGAAGAGTTACGTCTATTATTGTTGCACCACTTTCAATGGCTGCAACTGAATTCGCAACTGCTAGATATAAATTATTATGACCATGAAACCCAATTGGTATTTCTAATTTTGTTAGTGCCTTAATTCTTTCAGTAACATCATTGGGTCTATAAGAACCAGTTGAATCCATAATTATAATAGCCATTGCGCCATATGATTTCATTTTAGTAGCCTCATCAAATAACTTTTCAACAGAGCAACTAGCAGACATCATTAATACTCCGTACACTTCTTTACCCTTTTCTCGCAAATATTCAATATGAGTTTTAGTAAGAGACGCTTCTGTACAATGACTAGCAATTCTAAAAATATCAACACCACTTTCTATTGCAGGTTCAATATCACGAGCAATAGTGGCAAGTCCCGGAATTATATGAACCGATAATTTGGTCTTCTTTAAATGTTTTTTTGCAATTTTAATCATATTACAATCAGAAACTAATGATTCACCGATAAGCACTGATGATGCTCCTAACCCATTACCATGACCAACTTCAATAACAGCAATACCAGCATCTTCAGCAAACTTGCAATAATCTTCAATAAATTCTTCGGTTAATTGATGAGCAATTGCATGCGACCCGTCTCTTAATGTTAAATCGTGGAACATTCTGATTATATTAATAAAATAACATTTAATATTTTATTAGTTTATACTTATTCATTTTCCTTTTCAAAAAACTCTCGAATCTTCGAGCAAACATAATCAACGTCTTCGACAACCATTCCGTGATGCGCTCCTAACAAGAAACCTTCCGCCATAATTCTGTCTGAATTGGGAAATACTTCTAAATACTCACGATATACTGGATGTCTTGTGACATTTCCTGCAAAGCATACTCTGGTTTGGATATTATTTTCCTCTAAATATGTCAATAATTCTAGACGTCTTGGCGTCATAAATGGGATTGCAAGCCAATCACTCTTGAATGTGTTAATTGGAAGTACCAAATGCTCAGTTAAATCCTTCAAATTCTCAATATATCTATTGAATACTGCACCTCTCTTTTGTCTAATTTCATCCAGTCTATCAATTTGCACTAAGCCAAATGCAGCATTGACTTCTGACGATTTCATATTATATCCAACGGCTCCATACAAGAACTTGTAATCATATGGAATACCGTCAATACTGAACTCAAAACGTGTCTTTACGTCCTCTGAATTGTCACCAATTCGACCCCAATCTCTAAACATTGTTGCACGCTTTAAGAACTTCTCCTCATTAAACATTACCATTCCACCTGACCCACAAGCGGTAATTAGATGACTAGAATAGAAACTAGTGATTGCAATATCAGTTTCCTCAGTGAGTGTGATTGTATCGGCTGAATCCTCGAACAATACAATGTCTGGTCTACCCATTTTTACAATTGTTTCCCTGATTTTAGCCCAATCAGGCTTAGAACCAATCAAATTAGGAATTAAAATAACTTTAGTTTTGTCTGTTATTTTTGCGCATACTTGTTCCGCTGTTGGAACATATGTGCCAATTTCTACATCACAAAACACTGGAGTCAATCCACACTGGATAACAGGTGCTAATGTAGTGGAAAATGTACAGGCAGGTGTAATTACCTCGTCTCCCTTGGTTAAATTTAACGCATTTATTCCTAAAATTATAGCTGATGAACCACTATTCACAAACAGTCCGTACTTTTTACCGAATAATGCTGAAACCTTTTGCTCGAATTCAACACTTCGAGGACCAAATCCAGCTAGCCATCCATCATTCAAACAGTCAACAACTGCCTTAATTTCAGCGTCTCCGTAAGCCTCCTTTTTATTAGGTGCATACCAAATCTTTTTTGACGACATTATATTATATAATTAACATTTTTAAATATGAATTATAACTAAAGAATAAATATCATATTCGTATAAATTATTATTTTATATTAGTATTAATTATAATAGAATGATAAATGAAAAACAGGTTATTGAGAATCAACAAAAGGTTATAGGTGATTTGAAGAGACAATTAATTAAAAATATAAATAATACTTCTATGTTGAACAATCTAAATGCTACTTTAAATGGTATTGTCTGTCATAAAGGTGTTTATTGGCCAGTAAAAGATCTAGGTGGGGATGTTACAAGAGATTATGCACCACCTAATGGAACTTGCTATAAACTAATGGTTGAATATCCAGACGTTCCTTATAATATTTCAAAATTTGTAAAAGATAAGAATGTTGTTGTACAAGCAGGAGGAAATGCAGGATTTTATGTTAAAAAATACTCGGAAATTTTTAATCAAGTTTATACATTTGAACCAGAACCTTTATCATTTAAATGCCTTAATCTTAATGTTACAAACCCAAATGTATTTAAATTTCAAGCGTGTTTAGGTGATACTCACGAATGTGTAAATTTATTTAATGCTTATGAAACACTTGGTCATGGTGGTTCCCACGTATCTGGTAAAGGTTTAACCCCAACATTTTTAATAGATGATCTTAATCTCCCTGTTTGTAATTTAATACATTTAGACATTGAAGGATATGAAAAAAAGGCGTTGATGGGTGGTGTTGAAACAATTAAACGATGTAAACCAGTTATTGTAATAGAAAATTATCCACCATGGGCGGAAAGATATGGAACAAATTTAAATGAAATTGAATCCTTGTTAATATCTTTAGATTATAAATATGTTTCGGAAGTTCAAGGTGATCGAGTTTACGCACCAATTGATTATTAAAATATGCTCGCAATGTGTCAATTTTTTTATAAGGTTGAATACTTTATAAAAAAAAACTTTATATATAATAATGTTGTCAAAAGCTGATAGACGCCGAGTAAATAAAGTTGTTTTATTTACAAATGTTCGAGATGAACAAAATATGTATGAATGGGTAGCTCACCATTTATTACTAGGGTTTGATGCAATATATATCTATGACCATAAATCTATGATACCTTTAGAAGGTCAGTTTGATAATTTTAATAAAAATGGTGAAAAAGTGTTTGTTACTAGATGCGAACTTGATGGTGGCATAAAAGATTTATTAATAACTAAAGCAGCTGAATGTGCTCGCATTATTAATGCTGATTGGATGTTATATTTAGATGCAGATGAATTTTTTGTTATAAATTATGATAAAATTAATAATGTTAAAGAAATATTAAAATTATACCCGCACGCAGATTCAGTTTCCTTTAATTGGTTATGTTTTGGAACAAATTATCAAATTAAACAACCAAAAGGATTAATAATTGATAACTTTACAAAGTCTCAATTAACATTAAATAATTCCTTGAAAACATTTATCAGACCAAACGAATTTCTTAGTCCAAATGCACATAGATCAGAAGTTAAAAATATTAATAATGCTTATCATGGAAATGGAACGTGTTTTAACGTAGATCAGCATCCACATTTAATGAATAGACATTATACTAATGAAAAAAAATATTATGAAACGTTAGCATATATAGCTCATTATTATGTGCAATCTGAAGAAGTATATATGAAAAGAAAAATAAACACGCCAAGGGATGATTGGGGTACTAATAGAGATGTTAATCTTACTTTTTTTGGAAAAAAAATTACAAATGACTTTACAATTCACAGTGAATGCAATGATGTTGAAAATATAAGTGTAAAAAATAAATATTCTGAAAATATAAAAAGATACTTGGAATCTATAAGTTTACTAGATAAAATAACTGATAACAAACCCGATATTAAAATATTTGGAGTTTATTTTATTTGTTGTATAAATAATTACTTAGACATTGTTAAAGAACAATTGGCAATTTTAAATAAGGGTTTAATTAATATAACAACAAAGGTTTTAGTATTTGTTACAAATTACAATAAGGAAAATTGTTTAGAGTTAGATAATATTTTAAATTGTTATGATAATTTTGAAATAATTACATCAGAACATAATTTATATGAAAAATATGCTATAAACAATTATAAAAATTTCATAAAAGAAGAGAATTATTATTTATATTATTTCCACACAAAAGGTTTAAAAAAGAGTGATGACCCCTTGTTTAATGTTTATAAATCAAGAAGACAACTGCTAAATTATTATACACTTGAACAATATAATATTAACATAGAATTATTACAATTCTATGACGCTGTTGGTTGTAGTTTACAATTATACCCGAAAAAACATTTTTCTGGAAATTTTTGGTGGAGCAAATCAAGTTATTTACAAAATTTAAAAAATGTTAATGACAACTATTTATCACCCGAAATGTATGTATTAAGTAATGATAATTGTAATTTTATATCATTAGCCAATGATACAAATGATATATTAATTGAAAATTATAATTTACCATCTGAAAATAAAATAAAAGGACAATTAACAAAAAAAATGATTGTTGTTGAAGAACATAAAAAACTTATTAATTTATGTTAATAAATTGTTAGTTTGAATGTACAACTATACAAAGATTTGTATTAATAATAGTATAAAAACATTATATTAATAATCTGTATTAACCAAATTATGAAAGTATTATTAACTGGTGGAAATGGATTTGTTGGAATGAATATTTTGGATGAGATTATTGCCAATACAAATTGGGATTTAATTTGTTTAATCAATAAAAATGATAATAATATACCTGTCATTCAAGACAGAATTAAAAAATATAGCAATATAGATGATATAATAGAAAAAATAGACGTTATAATACACGCTGGTGGTGATCCATCATCAAAATCTTGCATTTTAAATCCAGAAAATGGATTGAAAAAAAATATTATTACGACGTTTAATTTATTAGAATTTGCTCGTAAAAATGAAATAAAAAATTTTATTTTTTTAAGCAGTTGTGAAGTTTATGGTTATGCAACGGATACATCATCGGAAACTGATACATTAAAATCGTATAATATGTACGGAGCATCTAAAATTGCGTGTGAGCATATGTGTTCTGCTTATTTTCACACATATGGAATATGCACAACTGCAATAAGATTATTGAATACATATGGCCCTTATTGTCAAAAAGAACGGTTTCCTTCAATTATAAAACATAAATTTGAAACTGAGGAGAAACCTCACTTTATTATTAGTAATAAAACAAAAAAGAGATGGCTTGATATCAGAGAAATGGCACGTCGTATTGTTTTTATTATTAACAATATGCCTCAATGCTTTGAAACATTTAATTTTGTTGGAGACGAAAATTTATCATTGGTTGAGTTTATTGAAAAATTGTCTGGTTCTCGTGAATTCACTTATGAATATAAAAAAGATGAAATGTCTGGATATAATCATGAATGCAATGCCGATGGTACAAAATTTATAGATTTTGGAAAAAAACAGGGTTATAAACATATATAATACTTACCTTACTTACCTGTTATCTCGTACTTTTTACTTTTATAAGCAAAACTCTTGGATTCTTGTTAGAATATCGGCATTATTTGTTCTAATTTTTGAAACATCGGAACGGCACAGAGCGCATCTTGGCTCCAATTCGGATGTTTTTTTATGTGTTTTTAATGTACCTATAATGCAGTCGCCGCAAAACTGGTGTTCGCAATTTAATGTTACAATATTTGTGTTACTAATTTCGCTATTTAAACAAATAGCGCACTCACAGACTACAGCGTCAGCCACTACAGCGTCTAAAGTCAATTCAATATTAAATTTTTTATTTTCTTGTGATTCGGAAAACGGTATAAATTCCGCTTCAGTATCTAATTCCTGCATCAAATTTCTTACAAATGATACGAATTCAGGACTGGGGATGTAATTCATAACGTCTCTTGCACGTCTTTCCCTAACTCTCTCGCTCCTGAAGGCACGAATGCTTGGCAATGGCATCATTTCGACATCACTGTGCCTTCTGGGTGTTCGGTCAATTGACCAAGTAACTTCATCTTCTTCTACGTTTAAAGCGTCAGTCACTACATCTTCTTCTACAGCAGTAGCAGTGACAGTAGCAGTAGCACTTGCAGTAGCAGTTGCACTTGCAGTAGCAGTTGCACTTGCAGTAGCAGTTGCAGTAGCAGTAAGCGTCTTGTAAATGTTCCATATTTCCTCAGCATATTGCCTTTTATTGGAGCCCGAGGCTGGCGATCCAATTGTAGTAATAATAAACACACGTAAATCTTTATAATGAAACATATCGGTCGCCCAAACAATGAAACGTTCCTTTATATCTTCCTCTCTTGATGCTAACAATGCACCTTGCTGTGTAATCGCATAAAATCCTTCACTCATCTTGCGATCAATTACAGGAATCAAATCCGAATCACACACACTAATATTATGATCTGGGTCGCCACAAAAGGAGCAATGTCTACTAAACAAATTTTCAATACTCATTCTAAAGGATGACAAAGACAGTTTTATATTATATTTATAATTGAATAAATTTATATAAAACTTATTTCAATTTTTTTTAACTAATTCAAAAAAAATTGAATTACTTTAATCTCTTTAAATCAAATTTATTAATATATTTGTACACACACACTTTTAAAGTTTATAGTTATAATCACAATCACAATTTTAATAAAAATGTCTTCTAACGTAAGTAACACAAATTTTGATTTGAATTATCTTGCGGAAAATCAGCCAAGTATGTGCATCCCACGTGTCTTTGAAAATATTAGCGAGAGACAGGTTCGAGAGGTATTTGAACAGTTGGACCTCGGCCAACTAGATCATATTGACATCATTGAACGCAAATCAGAGAAGGGAGAAAACTATAAGAGAATATTCATTCATTTTAGCAAGTGGTACTGGAATGATGAAGCGTGTGCCGCAAGAAGGCGGTTAATTGAAGGTAAGGATATCAAGGTAGTTTATAATATGCCTTGGTTTTGGAAGATATCTGCCAACAGATGGAGTAATAATAATAATCAAATAAGAGAAAGCAATGCCATACACGAGGACGTTCGCAGAAACGTAAGACGAGGTGGACCAAGAATTGAATTTGAAGACGAAGTAAGACGAGACGATACAAGGAACGATAGAAGGTCTAACGATAGACACAACGAAGTAAGACGAGACGATACAAGGAACGATAGAAGGAACGATACAAGGAACGATAGAAGGAACGATACAAGGAACGATACAAGGAACGATACAAGGAACGATACAAGGAACGATAGATATAACGAAGTAAAGTCAAACGAAGTCAAAAGAAATGATAAACAA